AACACCGGCCAGCTCCGCAATTCCATCACCTACGTCATCCGAAAGCGAGGAGCGCGCAGGCGCTGAACCACCATGCCACTGCTCAACTTTGCCCCCGTGCTGGGGAGCGTATATCTCAGGAGCTGCTTTCACGTGCGCCGCCGCGCATCGAGTGTGGACGCACACGGTCGCACCACCATCGTACCCCGCATGCTCAACAACTGCCACGGCATCGTCAGCCAGAAGACCCCCAACCGCACGGAGAAGGCGGATGATGCGACACGCTCGCAGCGCTCCATCCAGATCATCACCCAGATGTCACTGCAGCAAGCGACACCCACCTCGGAGCCGGACATCGTGATCTGGCAGGGAGTGGAGTACACGGTGACCACTGTGCAGCCCTTCCCCGACTTCCCCCTGGGCTGGTGGGAAGCGGAAGCCTCATCCACGTCCACTGTAGCCAAGGCGACCTGACCATGCACCTCCACCTGATCATCAAGACCCCACGCAAGCGCACACGCGACCGCAAAGGCACGGACGGCACTGATCCGATGGTGCAGCTTGTCGAGGCGCTCATGGACGCCATTGAAGCTCGCAAGCACGGCACAATGGACGAGGATTTTGGGCATGAGTTCCACGGCAATCAGTACACCGAGGGTGCGGGCAGCCCCAAGCCAACGAGCACTGTGGCGAAGGGCAGCAAGGCTGCAGTGCACGAGCTGTTGAGCAGTGGGCACCACTTCACCATGGAGGAGCTGATGGAGGCCACGGGCATCACAAACAAGGCCACGCTGACCACTGCACTGTCCGACCTGAAGAACCCCAAGTACGCGGGCAAGCTGGGCGCGCTTCAGATCGTCAAGCACGGCACTGGGCACTACAGCGTGATGGGTGCCAAGGCCGCTGCTGAAGTGGAAGCAGCCGCTGCAGCAGCCCCTGACACACTGATGGGCAAGCAGATGCCGAAGCCACTGAGCTTGGGGGAGGCCCTGTTAGGTGCAGGGGTAGATCCGCTCACCATGACAACGGGGACTGCGTCTGAAAAGAAGGCAGCTATAGCGCTTGCCACGCAACTCCAGAAGAACGCAGCGCTGGGTATTCCCAGCCCCAAGCTGAAGGTAGCAGAACCTGACAAGCAAATCCCGGCCAGTCCAGCCCCTGTGCCAGACAGCGCGACCTCGCCACCCGATCACGCACCGGACACGCTCGGTGCCGCATGCGAGAAGGTGGGGCTGTCGTACAGTGACTTCAAGGACAAGGTCAAGGCGCTCAGCAAAGACAGCGGATTGAAAGACCTGAGCACGTACACAGCAGAGCCGATGCTGCCTGGTGCCGCACTGCCCAAGGAGCTTGCGGATCATCTGTACAACGCGCAGCTGGAGGGGATGGCTACCTGGCTCCAGAGCCTTGATGAGGAAAGTATCGATGTCCTGGGGGACTCGATTGGTTCTGTGTTTAAGTCGGCAAAGCTCGCAGCGATGGCACAGTGGGCCGCCAACTCATCTGGCATGAGCACGAAGCCCACCAGCACGGTCCCGGAAGTGTTCCCATCAGATGTCAGCGCAGCTAAACTCCTGGCTGATGGGTTCCCGCTGCCCCAAGTGATGGAGATGTGGAAGAAGGGTACAGCCAAGGCGAAGTCTGAGGCTGCCAACAAGTTCCTGCTCCCCAAAAAGGAAGCTGCACCTGCGAGCGTTAAAGCGACCACCCCCGCTGCTACACCCAAGCCCCCACCCGGTGGGCCGGCCTTCCCCGTGCACACGGAATCTGTTGTGCCCGCGGGGCACAAGGGTGTGAGCGATGACGACTTCAATGGGCACTGGGAAGACAGTGCTTTCAAGCACAACACTGACAAGGTGCGCACGGCGTGTGTAAAGAAGAACACTGACGCAGTGGCGAACAAGGTCGCCATCCAGCACGCATTGACTGAGCGGCTGCAAGCAAGTCCGCATTTTACACACTGGGACAGTGTGCGCAAGGACAAGTTAGGTGACACATCAGCGTCGCTGTCAGCGCGCTTTGTCAATCAGTGGGCCAGCAACAGCGGTGACCATCGGCCTCTGTCGTGCATGCTCCAGGTCGCAGCGCAGCGTGCGTTCGGGATCAAGGATGAGCACACACATTTGGAGAGCTTGGGGAGTGTGCAAGAGCACAAGGGGGACTACGACGCACTGACCCACAAAGCCATGGTAGACGCTGTGGGGATGGTCCCCACAGCCGATGAGGTGAAGAGCTTCCAGCACGCTGCGCACGACTTCATCATGGCGCAGTACGACCACACGCAAGCAGACCTGAAGGCGCGTGGGATCAAGGAGCTGTGCTTGTACCGTGGCATGAATGAGCCAGCCCCCGCAGCGCCTGAGGCAGTGGGCGTCACGCTGCAGCCCGCCTCCAGCTTTACAACCAACCCTAGAGTCGCCAATGCCTTCAGTAGTCAAGGCAACTCTATATTCATGGTGCGTGTGCCGGCCTCCCAGGTGCTTGGTTCGTTCCTCACTGGCTTTGGTTGCACACACGAGGAGGAGTTCGTAGTGCTTGCACACGATAAAGTCAAGGCGGTGCAACTGAAGTACAAAAAGGAAGCGGTGTACATGGATGAGCATTACATCAACGAAGCAAAAAAGGTGACAGTATGGGACTGAGAACTGTAATTCTCGACAACAACACGGACAACGCGAACTGGACGAAACAGTCGTGGGACTTGCCTCCTTACAAGTCCCACGAGTTCTTCCAACTTGTGCCGTACGAGCAGCTTGCCGACTTCCGCGGCACTGAGGTCTACAAGCACGCGGTGGCACAGGGGCGCATTTACGACGATGAATGGGTCGAGGAGCACGTGAAGCTGGCAGAGGATGAGGAGCACGTGAAGCTGGCAGAGGATGAGGAGGACGGTGATGACTGATTCCACTGCAGCCGGCTACCTGGCTTCAACATCCCTGACCGACCCCAGCTATGACGACCCACTTGACGACGTGCTGCACGATGTTCTAGTGGGACTGACGGGCATTCCCGCTGCCCTGGTGCGCCCACGCTGGCAGCCCGTGCCTCCTGTGCAGCCTGACGCGGGAGTGTCGTGGATCGCATTCGGGATCAACTCGGACGGATCGGACACTTTCGCCTACGCCACGCACGTGCCCGCGGGGACGGGCACTGATCACGTCGAGCGGACAGAATCGCTCACAGTGCTGGTGTCCTGCTACGGCCCCGCACCACGAGCTATAGCGCACGCGATCATCGACGCGCTGGCGCTCGACCAGAACCGCGCGGCATTGCGCACAATCAGGGCCTCAGTGGTTGAGTGCTCCGAGGTCTCCTCAGTGCCCTCGCTGGTGAACGATAAGTGGCTCAAGCGTGCGGACTTCAGCCTTTACCTCCGCCGCTACACGATCCGCGAATACCAGGTCCGCTCACTCATCAGCGCCGGCGTCGACATCGACAACGAGCGCTATATCACCCACCTCACATCACCTTGATCTAGGAGATATCACATGGCGAAGCACATACACGTCCACATCCACACTGGTGACGCCTTCAACGAAGCTGACCACCCCCGTGATGGTGGCAAGTTCACAAGCGGCTCCGGCGGGGGTGCAAAGAAGGGGCCCACCTCCCACCCACACGCTGCACTGCAGCCGGTTGGTAGCCAGCCCAAGGCCGGGGGTGACCATCGCCTGCGTGAACTCAAGGCCATGCACGGAATCAAGTGACCCACCCGCTCAGCAACTCACTCCACTACTGAAGGAGCTCCTACATGGCAAACTCACTGCCGATCTCCCGCCTCATCGCTGTGGCGGTCACACTCACCGCCGCGGGCGCGCAAGCGCAGAGCCTGAGTGACCTACTCATCTTGGGCAATTCGGACGTCATCGATGTCGTCGAGCGCATCCGCACCTTCTCCAGCATCGATGACGTGGCCGCCACCTTCGGCACCAGCGCCAAGGAGTACAAGGCAGCCTCGCTGTGGTTCCAGCAAGCACCCCAGCCCACACGTGTCAAGATCGGACGCGCCGCACTCACTGCATCACGCGGTGGTGCTCGCGGTGCTCCGCTCACGACCGCCCAGCAGCTCATCGCAACGTGGCAAGCGGTCACGTCCGGTGGCTTCACTTTCACGAAGGACGGTGGCGCTCCGACCAACATCACGGGGCTGAACTTCGCCGCCGACGCGACGATGACGGCAGTGGCCGCTCGCGTCCAGACCGCCATGACGGGATGCACGTGCGTGTGGAACGCCGTGCTGCAGCGCTTTGAAGTGGCAAGCACGACCACGGGGGCAGCCAGCTCCATTTCCTTCTTCACCGCCCCGGGCTCGGGCACGAGCATCGCCGCCATGTTGGGCCTCACTGCAGCCAGCTCCGGTGCCTACCTGGTGCCAGGTATGGCAGCCGAGACCGCTGCCGCAGCGACGGCGGTTTTTGATGGCAACTACGGCCAGGGTTTCTACGGCCTGACCTTCGCCGCGGAGGACATCCTGGTCAACGCTGATCATGTGGCCGTGGCCGCGTACGTGGAAGCCTCGAACGCGAAGCACCTCTACGCCGTGACCTCGCAGGAGGCAGCGGTGCTGGTGGCGGGTGCGACCACGGACGTGGCCTACATGCTCGCCCAGCTTCGCTACAAGCGCACCTTTGTCCAGTACAGCAGCACGAACCCCTATGCAGCGGTCAGTGCATTCGGTCGCCTGCTCACGACCAACTACACAGGCAATTCCACGGTCATCACGCTGATGTACAAGCAGGAGCCTGGCATCGTGCCGGAAGCGCTCACTGGCACTCAGGTGGACTCGGTCACTGCGAAGAACGCCAACATCTTCGTGGCCTACAACAATGGCACTGCGATACTGCAGCGCGGCGTGATGTCCAGCGCCGACTTCGCCGACGTGGTCGCCGGCACGGACTGGCTCGCGCTCACGATCCAGACCAGTCTCTACAACCTGCTCTACACGAGCCCGACCAAGATCCCGCAGAACGACGTGGGTGCCAATCTCATGGTCACGACCATCGAGGCTGTGTGCTCACAAGCAGTGAACAACGGCCTGCTCGCGGCGGGTGTGTGGAACTCCTCGGGCTTCGGTCGCCTCGCTCAGGGAGACTTCCTGCCCAAGGGGTTCTACGTGTACGCCCCGCGCGTGGCCGACCAGAATCCGGTGGACCGTGCAGCGCGCAAGAGCGTGCCCATCCAGGTCGCCGCGAAGCTCGCCGGCGCTGTCCACGACATCTCGGTGTCCATCACCGCCAACCAGTAATCGGAGCCACACACCATGTCCAATGTCTACAGCTTCCTCGACGTCAAGGCGGCGCTTGTCGGCCCCGGCGGTGCGATCAACCTGGGTGATGCTGCGGGCGTCGCCGAGGAGGGCATTTCCATCGACCCCGCGGGCGACGTCAACACGATGATGATTGGTGCGGACGGCACCGGCACGCACAGCCTGCACGCCGACAAGTCCGGCCAGATCACTGTGCGATTGCTCAAGACCTCGCCCACCAACGCACTGCTCAGCGCGATGGTGAACTTCCAGCGCAGCAGCGCTGCCAGCCACGGCCAGAACACGATCACCATCGCCGACGTGTCCCGCGGTGACGTGATCACGTGTGAAGGCTGCGCGTTCAAGCGCATCCCCAACATGGGCTACGGCAAGGAGGCCGGCGTGCTGGAGTGGGTGTTCGACTCAATCCGCGTGACGCAGACCCTGGGCCTCTAAGCTCCACACACACAACCCCTAACCAGCAGGAGCCAGATATGGCCCAAGTACAGGTCGGGGGCTTCACTTACTCAGTGGGCCCCCTCAACGCTTTTGAACAGTTCCACGTCGCGCGGCGCATTATGCCGATCCTCGGGCGGCTGGGTGTCTCCGCAAACATGATCGAGCGCTTCGGCAAGAAGGCGGACGGGGACGACATGCTGGCGCTCATGCCCCTGGTGTTCGAGCAGGTCGCCGCTATGGATCAAGCGGACGCCGACTACGTGCTTCACACGTGCCTCGCCAAGTGCAGCAGGCAGCAGGACACGTCCTGGGCGCCCGTGCTTTCAGCAAGCAAGTCCTTGATGTTCGCGGACATCGACATGCCCGCCATGCTGCAGATCGTCATGGCCTCGCTGCAGCAGAACCTTGCCAGTTTTTTTCAAGCGCCCCCGCCTTCGACGCCGCCCGCGGCCAGCTGACTCACACGAGCGGCGGGGGTTCCACAACCACGCTGGCTCACATGCCTGACCAGGAAGACCTACTCATGCGCCCCGTCCTGCGGGGCGCTTTGCGTTACGAGTCACTCTTGGACGGCACTGTGGGCCTTGTCGATGTAGCACGCATCAACCTAGCGCTTGACCTCGAATCCGAGAACCAGGCGCGCACAAGGAGAATCACATGAGTTCAGCGGGTGCATCCAATGTGATGCGCGAGTACCTCATCAGCCTCGGCTTTCGTGTGGACGCCACCGGCGCCGGAAACACGGATCGCACGCTGGCGCGCCTTGATCGCTCAGCAGTGGGGCTGGGACTGTCGCTGGGCGGCGTAATCGCTGCTACGCAAGCGCTGGTGCAGAACTTCGCAGCGGGCATGGAGCAGATGTACTACAGCTCGCGCCGCATCGGCACCACTGTAGTCAATCTGAAGGCGATGGAGGCTGGCGCCGCGCGCGTGGGCCTGACCACCGACCAGATGAAGGGGGCGCTGGAGAGCATGGCGCAGCGCTTGCGCACGCAGCCAGGCCTGACCGAGTACCTCGAAGGCCTTGGCGTCAAGGTGACAGGGCGTGATGCGTCCGACGTGCTCAAGGATATGGTGGGGTCGCTCAAACAGATGCCCTACTCGGTGAGTGCACAAGTGGCGACCATGTTCGGCATGGATGAGGGCACGCTGTTCCAGCCCACGCACTACTGGGAGGAGTTCATCGCGGCGGAGAAGGACCAGCGCGACACGCTCGCACGCCTGGGGCTCGACTACCAGAAGGCAGCGGAAGCAGGGAAAGACTACGCCAACATGCTGCGGGACATCAAGACCGCCGCGCAGAACCTGACAGACTCGCTCGCGGTGCGCATGCTACCGCTTATGCAGCAGTGGCAGCAGGGGCTGGCAGGGGGCATCAATTCCATCGCCGAGTCCATCAACAAGCCCGACCTATTCCGCGCCGCGATGCGCGAGGCCGGTGCGGACATCAAGGACAACTTCGGCACGTGGCGGGGCATCAAGGGCAACTTCGGTAAGAGCACGGTGGGCAAGCTCTTCGGCGCTGCACCGGGAAAGGAGGCGCGCACACTGCAGTCTGATCTAGGTGCCCCGGGCAGCGGCGGGGGTGAGACATTCACCGGGCTCCCCAAGGGGGATGCATCGGGGCCTGGGCAGCTCTTCCCGTACCTGGAGCGCAAGTTCGGGCTGCCCCCGGGGATGCTGGATCGAGTGTGGAACGCGGAAAGCTCACGGGGGAAGTACATGCTCAGCCCCGCGGGCGCACAGGGCCACTTTGGGCTCATGCCTGGCACACAAAAGGATCTGGGCGTGACAGACCCGAACAACCTGGTGGATAGTGCTTACGGGGCGGCCAAGTACCTGTCGCAGCTTCGGGGGCGGTACGGTGGGGACGACCAGAAGGCGCTCGCCGCGTACAACTGGGGCATGGGGAACTTGGACAAGTATGGCCTGGGAGCCGCCCCCGACGAGACTCGAGGCTACCTTGCCAAGAACGGGATGCCGCTCACGGGCGGCGTGCAGCAGAGCAACTACTTCAACATCACCGGCAGTGACCCACAGGCCACCGCCAAAGCAGTGGGGCAACAAATTGATCGAGCCAACGGTGAACTCATACGAAACTTCAAAGGAGCCATCCAATGACCATACCAGGACTCCCCGACCCGCTGGGTGCAGCGCAGGGGCTCACGTTTGCCGGCGCAGCGGGCGTCGGCTTGGCTGCTGGCACCCTTGCACTCAATGCACTTGTCGTGCGCCCCAAGCGGCGTTTGGGGGCCTTCGTGGCCCACGCCGTGATCCGGGAGCAGCACAGTGACCAGCTGCAGATCACCGATCACCCCGTCGCACAGGGTGCCAAGATTTCCGACCACGCGATCAAGCTGCCTGCGACGGTCACGCTGGAGATGATCTGGAGCAACACGCCAGCCGTGGGCCTGGGTTCTGGCGTGCTCAGTGCTGACGCATACTCCAGCGCGTTTGTGGGCACTGGCCCCGGGCAGGCAGCCGATATCTACGCGAAGCTCCTCGACCTACAGACGCAGCGGGTGCCCTTCGACATCGTGACGGGCAAGCGTAAGTACGCGAACATGCTACTCCAGTCACTGGGCGTGGTGACGGACAAGGAAAGCGAGAACATCCTCCGCGTGACGGCCACGTGCCGGGAAGTGTTGATCGTGAGCCTGCAGACCACGACCGTGCCCAGTGACCCAGCACGTCACGCCGACCCGAGCAGCACCGCACCCACCACGAACGCTGGGGACAAGTCTCTGGCGCCCGCACCCCACTACCACACCGGCCCATGACCACACCCTACGAGATTCCGCTGACCCCCGAGCCGCAGCGGTTTACCATCAGCCTCGGAAGCACATCCTACGCACTGACCGTGAAGTGGAACGCCCCACACGGTGCATGGATGCTCGACATTGCGATGCCCTCAGGCACCCTTGTGCTCGGGGGCATCCCGCTTGTCACGGGCGTGGACTTGCTGGGGCAGTACGCGTACCTGGGCTTCACTGAGCAGCTTGTCTGCCAGAGTGACTTCGACCTGGACGCGGTGCCCACTTTTGAGAACCTGGGCACACAGGGTCACCTCTACTTCTTGGTGGGGTGAGCTATGGAACAATGGCTTCGTAAAGCTGGGTTGATAGTCACCGCAGGCACGGACGCGATTGACCTATCCCAGTTCCACTTCCGCTTCAAAGTCACCCAGCAGGACTTCCAGAGCCCCAACACTGCGGACATCCGTGTGTGGAATCTTGATCCGCTGACGCGCCAGCGCATCGTCAGTGAA